GTGCCCCGAAAAAGAAAAGAAAAAGATAACAGAAAATAAAAAACTTTTCTAAAATATGAATATTATGATACGTAAAGTGAGTAAAAAACAAGCCAAAAAAAATGCAGAATTGGCAAAGATTAAAAAGAAAATGAAAAAGGTGTGTTTCTTTTGCGGTGGGCGTGGATACGACCTTTGCCACGTGTTGCCAAGGTCACTTATGCCACAATATTACACCGAAGAGTGGAATCTTATAATTGCTTGCCGAACACATCACGAAATGTTTGATAATCATGTAGAGTTTCGCAAAATGTTCAACTCTCTATATGAGCAAGTTGTCCAAAAAGTAAATTTAGAAGACGTCGGGAGAGTTAAAAATTACTTCGGGAGATGAGACAGAAATATAAAAATACGAAGTATCACGGTTACGCATCTAAAAAAGAATATTACCGTAGCAATGAACTAAAATTACTTCAGAGGGCTGGTGAAATTTCTGATTTAAAAGAACAGGTCGTGTATGAACTTTTACCATCGCAATTTGAGGTGGTAAACGGTAAAAAGAAATGTGTTGAGCGCTCGGTTAAATATATTGCCGACTTTCAATACACAGATAAGAATGGTAACTTGGTAGTAGAAGACACCAAAGGATTCCGCACGCAATCATATATCATTAAGCGAAAATTAATGCTTTACATGCATGGAATAAAAATTCGAGAGATTTAAGTTTACTTAACTCCAAAAATTTGTATATAAAATTTCTATTCGCTACTTTTGGTACAGGGACAAAAATAATAAAGATGAAACAGAATTTTCCATACGCATCACATAACCCCAATCAGGGCAAATTTACTATCGGTATATATTCATCTTTATGTTTTGTTCCACCCGATAGTTTTTTGTTTCTGGTTGGGGTTTTTTATACACACTAAAATGGAAACAAAATTGATACTTTTAAAAAAACTATGGCTTTCATAAAAATAGACAGGAAATTCTTTGAGGGACAATTCTGGGAACAGGAAAGAATTTTCTCTTATGCAGAAGCATGGATTGATTTAATTCAATTAGCTAGGTATCAAGAAAAGCCAGAAAAAAGGTTACTAAAAAATGGACGAACAATAACAATAAACAGAGGTGAATTACATGCAAGTTTACGGTATTTAGCAAAACGATGGAATTGGAGTGTTGGTAAAGTAAGCCGTTTTCTAGAAAAGGCTATTTCAGAAGACGCAATTAAAAGGCGAACGGAACACTGTGAAACCATCTTAACTCTCTCAAATTATGGTACTTACAACCAACTACCAGACGATAATGAATACACCGGCGGAACACCGAAACAGGTTAAAATACGTAAAAACAGACAAAAAACGGAACACCAAACGGAACACCAAACGGAACACCAAAAACATACCATAACTAACAACAATACAAGTAATTATAAAGAAGAAAAAAATGGAAACGAAACACCAAACGGAACACCAAACGAAACATTAATAGATACACCAATAGATACACCGGCGGAACAAACTCAAGAATATAAAGAAGGAAAAGAATATAAAGAAAAGAAATATATAAAAGAAAAGAAAGGAGTTTCTAAAAATGGAGAAAAAGTTATAAAAACCAATCACGACCCACCAAGCCAAGAAGTTTTAACCGCTTTGGATGGAGTTATAGACACAGAATTAGATGAATGCCAAAAAGCATTAAGTAACGATATTCAGTGGAAAGAAATATTTTGCATGAATAATCGAATACGTGCAGAGACATTCGACAAGTATTTAGAGCAGTATTTCAAGAAACTACAAAACGAAGGCGTAGCAAAAAAATCAGAGCGAGATGCAAAATTTCATTTCGCAAATTGGTTTAGAATTGAATATAAGCGAAGACATGAAGAAACAACAGGACGGAGATATAAAAAACTTATGTAGCATTACTCTACCGTACAATGAGAAGGCAGAGAAAGCTACAATAGGAGCGATGCTCTTGGAAAAAAATGCAGTGTATGATGTGATTGATTTCCTTAAGCCAGAGATGTTTTACAATGAGTTTCTGAAAAGTGTTTACGAGGCAATTTTGAGGGTTGAGGCAAATTCACAAGTCGATTTAATAACCGTAGTTGAGGAATTAAAAAAAACGGATAAAAATATCGATATTTCGAAAGTGGCTTTTTTAACAGATGAAGTTGCATCTGCAACGCATATAAAAACACATGCGTTAATTGTATATCAGAACTACATAAGGAGAAAATTAATTCTTTCGTGTGCAAAAACATTTTCGGATAGCAACGATTTGTCGGTTGATGTTTCCGATTTAATTGATGCACACTTATCGGATATAGAGAATCTTTTAAACAGTGCAATAGAAAACGAAACAGTAAATATCTCATACGCAGCATCGGAGGCTTTCGCAGCTTATAAGGAGCGAGAGAAAATGGTGCTTGAGGGGAAAAATGTAGGAATTCATACAGGATTGAATAAATTGGATAGAATCTTGAATGGATTTCAAAAGGGAACATTAAACATAATTGCAGCCAGACCTGCAATGGGAAAGACGGCTTTTATGTTAAACATAGCCAGGAAGGCAGCAAAGAAAGGATATAATGTTTTTATCGTTTCACTCGAAATGACAAAAATATCTTTGGTTGACAGAATGATAATTACAGAGAGCGGAATTGATTCGAATAACTACAAGGCAGGGAGGTTGACGCCAGAGGAATACGTGTCGATGATTAGTGGGAAGGAAAATGTATCCATACTACCTATCGAGATTAATGACACGGCATTAATGACGGTGCAACAAATCAAATCACAAGCCAAGAAACTTAGGCGGAAGGGGAAATGTGATATAGTTTTGATTGATTATTTACAATTAATTGAAGCCCCTTTTGTGAAAGTTAGGACAAAAAATGATGAGGTAGCGGAAATAACAAGGACATTAAAAATAATGGCAAAAGATTTAAATATACCTGTGGTGTTATTATCGCAATTAAACAGAGAGGTTGAAAGGAGGGGGGATAAAATACCTATTTTAGCCGATTTAAGAGATAGCGGAGCAATAGAACAAGACGCAGATGTTGTATTATTTATACACAGAGAGCATTATTACAACGACGAGGCAGACCCTAACAGAGGTATAATCAGAATTGCAAAGAACAGAGAGGGGATGGTAGGTGATATAGAGTTTTGGGTAAATGACACTATATCCGATTTTAGAGATGATGAGCCTTTTACAGGGACATTTGTTTCGGGAAATTATGAACGAGAATACGAAACACCGTTTTAGTATAGGAAGATGAAGCTGGTAGAAACATCGCAAAACGCAAATAAACGGCTTAGATACGATTATCTATGGTTGAATTAATATCTAACTAAGTAAAGAAAAAATAAACGCTTAAAACGCATAAGAATGCGTGATAATAAAAACAATAAAATTATGAGGGAAATAAATCTGACAAAAGAAGAAGAAGCTATATTTTATAATGCAAATGTAAAGGAAGAGGATATTCAAAATCTTATAAAAAAATATAGCGTAAAAAAAGTTGACAATGTAAACTACGTCTTGTGTGATAGAAAACGAGACAGTGGTGAAAACCCTGACTTTATGGGGACAAAAAAAGCATTGGCTGGTATTTTGCAAAAAAATGAAACATTGAGAGATTTCGTAGAGTTTAAACTAAGAATAAGACCTGTTATAGAATTTCGGAATAATGATTTTATAGTGGATGCAATAAAAAGGAAAATATAGAAACCATTAAAGAATCAATCAAATGACAATAGATGAAGCAATAGAAGTACTTGAACTTCACAATAAATGGCGAAAGGGTGCTGATATAGAGATGCAATCACCTGTTAAAATAGGTATGGCTATCGATTTAGTTATATGCCAGCTGAAAACCTTACGAGAACGGCAATCATCGTTATTTTTCGATAAACCCGATGTAAGCAGTAAAGACGAATGGATAAGTCGGGAGGTTATCGAATACGATTGGGATAACGAGGGTTTTGGAGACGAGTCTATTAAAAGACTATTGAATAAAGGATATGAAAAAGGATATAGTGATGCGCTAAATAAAAATATAAAGAAAACAATTCAAAAAAATACAATTATGGAATTATACGAAATTGAAGTTATAACAGAACCGATATACTTCAGGAAAATGAGGGTAGAAAGCGGATATTTGTACAATTTTTACGATTGTAAAGAAGAAAGGTATCAAAAGGAATGGATATTTGTTCCTGATGTAACACAACAAATAATTATTGGAAAAACAGGGAAATTCCCAGAAGTCAAAATTGAGCCGTTGGAAAATTCAAATTAATAAAAAAATAAGAACATGAAAAGAGAAATAAAATTCAGAGGAAAAAGAACCGATAATGGGGAGTGGGTGTATGGAAATTTGATAAAAGAATCCGAGGATTGTTGTATATCAACCGATGACATAGGTATTGAATTAGATGATGATTATTGGGCAAATTCGTATGGTTACCCACCAAGCTCAAGTGATTTTCATATTACAAATATTTATGAGGTCATTTCAAAAACAGTCGGGCAATTTACAGGACTACTCGATAAAAACGGCGTTGAAATTTACGAGGGCGATATATTTAAGTACCGCAAACATGACGGGTATTTCCTTGATGACTTCGTGGGGGTTGTAAAATATAAAGATGGATCTTTTGGATTCACGGTTATAGGAGAAGCATCAACCGGTTATTTTGTGCCATTCTCAAAATTCGACGAATTACATGAGGACTTTCTGGATCACATTGAGATAATCGGCAACATCCACGATAAGGCACACCAAAAACAAGCCATTATCGATATGATTCTGTAAAAGATATAAGGTTAAACAAGTTGAAAAATTAGAAGAAGCAATTGAATTAATAAAACAATTAAAAACAAAATAATCATGGTTATTCAAATTACAGACGAAACACTTAATGAAGTATTAGAAACAAATGAACTAGTCATTATTGATTTTTGGGCTGAATGGTGTAAGCCCTGTAAGATAATTGGATCTATTCTAGATGAAATTAGCGAAGAATATAACGTAACAATAGGAAAGATAGACGTTGATGAAAATAACGATGCGGTAACAAAATACGGTATCCGTAATATACCGACCATTCTTTTCATTAAAAAAGGACAAGTAATGGATAAGATTGTTGGCACTGCTGACAAACGCCTTTTTGTCGATAAAATCAATAAATTAATAAAATAAAATGGAAGAAACATGTTTTAATGATTCAATATCCGAAAGGAAAGATAGGATTGAAAGAATCGTAATGACGGAAGAGGCCTGTACGGAAGAAGAGTTGCTGAAAAAAGTATTGCCTTATCTTAAAAGACAAAGAT